CCTTTTCTAGTTCATTCTCCATTCTCTCTCCTAGTATTGTGAGATACAAATTCCTTTATATACCGAACTAATAATTTAATATAATCCCCTTTGTTTCGTTTGTCAAATACTTTCACTTCACCACCAGGAGTTACCATAATAGTGATAAGTTTTTTGACAGGGATTTCAGTTAGTTCGTAGTAAGCAGCAGCATAAAAAGTTTCCTGAACAAAGTAGTTTTCTAACCACTTCTCAGGTTTAATTTTCTCAGACGTTTTAAAGTCTATGACTGCTAGTTCACCTTCATACTCTGCTATACAATCAACTCTACCTGCAAGACCAAGGTACTCAGAGTAAAGAGTTCTTTCTATAGCATGTATGTTATTTATCTTGTCCAAATATGGTTTAGCATGATGGAACATGAACTTAGTAGCAGGTCTAAACTGCTCCCAATCTATTTCATTATTCCTCATATAAACTTCTACTGCTTCATGGAAATCAGTTCCACGAGTAGTTGCTTTCTTTGTGATGCGATTAGCTTCTTCTATACCAACTCTTTGTCTCCACTTAACAAAGATCTCACGATTATAGAAGGAAGTTACTGAAGTAATAGAAGGAACCCAACTACCATCAGGGAGTTGATAAAGTCTACATCCTGGTGTTTCTTTCTTTTCTAATTCAATATCACCTAAGTGATTACAATGTTCAAAAATCATTTAAATAAAAAACTGAAAGGACATTTACTTTCACCAGTCTGAGAGAACAATTTAGGTTTCCATCTTTTATCAGCTTGGCCTTCATCTTGTTTCTTACTATACTCCTTCCAAATATAATCTATTTTATTTGGATCCATTTCTTGTTTCAAAACAATACCATCATTTAAATCAGGAGGATAAAAAGACACTCTAAAAAGAGGATCTCCCTTCCTTATTATAACAGGTTTTCTTTCATCCACAAGTGTAATTGCAAGACTCAAACCTCTTGACCAATTAGATAGATTAAACCAACCACCAACAGCAACAAAATTATTATTCAATGCTGTCATGGGGTGGTCATTAAATTCAAACCAAACATTATCATCATGAGTCCAAAATACATATCTTGGAAACTTTAATTGAAAAACAGGTCTTGGTGAATTAATATGAGCATCATCCCCTTCCAATTGTTTAGCATCACTACAAATAATATGATTATGATTAGATGTTCTATTGATCCTAAGTTTAAAATCAATAGGGGATATACCTAAAAAAATTCTACTACTTTTATGATTAAAAACAGGACATTGACTGTAAACAAAACGGTCATCATCCAAATCACTTTGTCTAGTTAACGAATCATCAAATTGTCTATGATTGACATTAATATAGTGGATTGTCGTATGAGACATATCACATAGCAGTTTCCATTTTAGCTAGTAGGTATTCTTTCACAAATCCAGAACGAACAATATCTTCGACTCCAAATTCAATAATATCAACTGAAGGCATGATACGAAGGATCTTCATAAAATCAATCACACCATTCTTCTCATTAGTTTTAACAAGATCTGATTGAGTGGCATCACCACAGAACATAATCTTAGAGTCTTGACCTACTCTTGTTATTATACTATCAAGTTCATGAAAGTTCAAGTTTTGATATTCATCTACGATTACAATTGCTTTATCTAATGTTGTACCACGAATAAATGAAGTGCTCCAGAAGGAAATAGTTCCTTGTGCTTTAAGATTTCCATAGAGCATTTCAAAGTCAGATTCTGATGGCATCTCAAACATATACTTCACCATATTCTTATATGGTATCTGATAGAGTGAAGACTTATCCTCATGATCACCTGGTAGGAATCCAATTTCTCTTGTAGATACAAGTGACCTTACAATATAAATCTTCTCATAAGGAGTCTTAGGATCCAATACATCTTTAAGTGCATTGTAAAGAGTTATAAATGTCTTACCAGTTCCAGCACAACCATATGCTACTAAGTTCTGATTGTTCTCATAACATCGAAATAATTCTTCTTGGTTTGGAGTTAGAGGAGTAATTTTCCTCATCAAGTCCGTATTAATTGGTTTCTTTCTTTTCATTTGCTTATTACTCATTCCATATGGAACAACTGGCTTACGAGTTTTTGATTTAGATGGCATGTTAATTATTCTACATCAAAGGCAGATTGAGTTGAAGATTCATAAGATCCTCTTCTAGCTAGTCTTCCAGAGATACCTCCAGACTTTTCAGCTTTCTTTAATACCTCACCCCATCCAGGATTCTTATTAACTAATTTATCCTTCCACTCACCAACCTCAACACCCAAACCAGGCATAGTAGAAGGATCAGAATAATCTCTTTCCCAATCAGGATTATCGTCTCTCCACTTATCCCAAACATGGATACTCATCTTAACTTCCTTCTGTTCACCAGTTTCTTTGTTAATAACAGGGTATGTTGCCATATCAATAAAATAAGATTTAGGATTATTTAGTCCCACTCAAGTGCTTCAGATACAGTAGGGAATTGTTCTATAAAAATCTTCCTACAAGCATTAGCAATATCCATATGTTCTTTTTGTGTTCCGTGTGCAGAACGTAAGTTAATATAATGTATCCAAGAACGACATGAACCTGTCATGTAAATCCTAGTTGGTGTAGCAAGTGGAAGTACAAATCTCGCACATTCTTTTGCTATTCCTGCTTCTAACATTTGATTATACAAACCAAAAGCAGAACTGAACAGAGTATTCATCTGTCTATTAAACTTCTCAACCATCTCTGGTTCTAAGTCATCAATACTATTCTGTCTGTTCTTACTATCCTGTCTCCGAAGTTCAGGTAATTCAATATTACCTAGAAGATTACTGTCAGCATACCTCTGACTAAACTCTTGGTATGTGAAACTTCTATGCCTTAAAATCTGTGCAGCAATTCCTCTAGTAGTTTCAATCTCTAATGTCATAGAGGATTGCTCAAACACAGACCAATGCTGATGCTTAATACAATACCTCAATAAACCAGAGAAATTTTCATTGTCCTGATTTTTTGGGTTAGATACTCTGGCAATATATGCCATTGTTTTTTCTGCATCAGGTGTGATGCTAATAAATTTAACGGTCATATTTTAATCAGGATAACCATCATCGTCATCAAAAACTTCATCGTACTCTCCCACAGGTACTGGTTGATATGCTTCTACATCTGAATAAATCTCAGACTCCAACTCTTCTACGACTTCTTTAAGAGCCATAATTAAAACTTTTAATTTTCCTCTGTTCATGATTTTGTTTCTCATTATTTAGAGAGGATGGGAGGTTGGATTAATGTGTACCAACAAGTAAGGGGCATTGCTACATTAGTAGATTTTTACCTCACTGTCTGAGACCCGACTGGTAAGTCGATTCACCTTTTCAAGGTGCAGCACCACCTGTGTCTCATCACCTTAACTAGCCTTATGCCAGCAAGTTTATTCAGTCACTCCCGTGTTGGGTTCGTCAACTCAACAAAAGTATTATGGCATAAAAAAAGAGGAGTGTCAACCACTCCTCTTCCAACCAAGTAAGGTTATGCTCAACTCTTAGATGCGAACTTGCGTTCTACCTTGATTCCACGATACATAAGATCATGGTTTCTGTGCTGAGCTGCTTCTTCGAGTACTTTTTTGTTGTACTCTGCAGAGTCATACTCGACTCCACGATAAGTGACTTTTGCCATTGGCTTTCTCCAAAGTAGTAGGGATTTTTGCCCCGTTCCTTCAGTCGGCTTTTGCGTCCTCCGAAGAGGATGAACGAACCCGTTCCGAGTCGGCTTACTTGCGACCTCCTATGAGGTTGAACGATATGTGCATATTAACACATGTATACTATATATGCAAGTAAATGTGTATTATCTGATACAAAACTACACATCCATGTCTTCTACAAGATCTGGACATAGTAAAGAACCTACAAGTTCTTTTGCATGATGGTTATGCTCACACAATTTATTCATCCATATTCTCTCAGATAATTCAACCTCACCATCCGTTGAAATCATGCGACAACATATGTCAATAATTTTATTACGATAATTAGTGCTTAATGGCATAACTTTTCTCTAGGTTATTAATTACTAAGGGTAAAAGACGGTGCTCTGCTTGCTGAACTCTATGAGTTAACGTTTCAACATTATCATCAAAACAAATTGGAACTACCGATTGATCTATTATAGCACCAGAATCCAACTCTTCTGTTACATAATGAACCGTGCATCCAGTAGTTTTATCTCCACTTTCCAAAGCTTGTTCAACAGCATTCAATCCTTTAAACTTTGGTAGAAGAGATGGATGAATATTTATAATTTTATTTGGAAAAGCATCAATAAATTTTGGAGATAGTATTCTCATATATCCTGCAAGGATAATATAATCCACTCTCCATACTTTAAATAGTTCAATTCTCTCATCATCTTGTTTAGTTTTAAGACGAACATGTGGGATACCCAATCTCTCTGCCCTTTCTACAGCACCACAGTTCTTTTTGTTATGAACCATCAAGACAACTTCATGCTCAGTGCAATTGTTGACGATGTTCTCGAAGTTTGTTCCGTTACCAGAACACATAACTCCTAATCTCATTCTTGTAACTCGTCTAAACGATAAGTGTATTCAGGTACATCATAAGGACCGTTAAGTTTCTTTTGATATTCCCTTTCATCAAGAACCTCATTGATTAATTCTTTGAGTTCTTGCTTAAGTTGAGGTTCAATCAAAGGTAATGGTGTGGGATTGAACGGTGGATAAATGGGATTACCATTAACATCCTTTGGAAAAACGTTATCCTTACATCCTTTAGTTGAGGGTCCACTCATTCCTTGAGTATCAATCTTTTCACTCATAAGGGTTTCCCATCATTATCAGTCAATCCCATCTTCTTTACTTGAGATAAATTAGATCTTTCTTGTTTTTTTATTCTCTTATATTCCTTTATAATCTTATCAATTTCATCCTGTGATACATTAACTTTTAATTCCTGTCCTTTAAAACCTTTTCCTTGTTGTTCTATGTAATCATTGATGCCATTCTGAATCTCACCTTCAATGATATCATTAATTTGATCCCGAAGTTCGTCGCTCATTTTCTTTTTTTCACCTTCTTAGATGGTGGTTTATAACCATACTGACTAGGGTTTACCGTACCATAA